CATTTCTGTCATGTTTGAGCCAATTTGTTTCAGTTTCATTTTATATTTCCACTTCCTGCGATGTTCTTGTGTTTCGGTAGACAGTTATTTTGTAGTCAGGATCAGGATAGATCAGACTTAGTTCACTTGTCAAGCCCTTTAATTCATCTTTTATTAGATCAGTTTCAATACGGAAATAGTGACTATACCCATGATCGCTTAGGCTTCTTAGGTATTTCCTTGATACATTGATTGTGTATGTGTACATTGTGTCACCTCTTTTGAATCCTGCAGGAGGTCAGGAATTGAACCTGATCACCTAGACAAATAGGCTCTTGACTGTTTTGCCCTAGTCAAGACTATCCGTACCAACGGCCTCCCGATAACTGTATTTAGTAAGACACAACAGCAACCCATTGCCTTGAAGCAAAGCATAGGTTGGCCCATGTTAGCTGCTATCGTGTCCAAGAAATACACCTAGACACCTTGTAGACGGATTGATGTATTTTACCGTTCTTGAGTTGGGCTTTGCATCCAACAATCGTGTGCTATCTGCCCTTGCTCAAAGACGTACTAGGTCTATCGGGTTTCTTCACTATGCCATTCATTACGTGGCTCGTTTTGTCAGCTTGTGAACATCCATTCACTAGGGCTTGTGTCTTATCTTGTCAGACTGTTTAGAGTGTGTCAAGCACTTTCTTTTAGTGTCTGACTTGGTGGCTTATATGTCACACCTTGCCAATGCAGGACTTGATTACACCTGCAGAGCTTGTATAGGTCAAGGCAAACGTCATGGCTCTAGGCTCGGCTTGCTGATTTGACTTTCCATCTTGTACCCCTAGCTTGAGGGATACAAAAAAGAATGTCAAGGGTTAAATTTCATGAAAAAAACTATCATCCAAACTATCAAATGCAATTCTTTCAAAAATATCTATCCATGCCCATCCCTCTTTTATATATTCTTCAAAGTTGTTTGTTTCCACTGCCGTATATTCAGCATTTTGATAGGCTTCCATCCATGCGGTATCGTGCAAATTATATTCTTTTGCTTTTTCTTTTAGGCGTTTTTGAATGTCGCCTAATTCGTAGTGGTTTTGTGTATCTATTGTTTGCATTTTGTTTTTTCCTTTCGGGTTAGGGTTAACGTTCCATCGTGACCCTGCACATGGCAGGGCCAAAAGAGAATGTCACCAATTGATAGGAAATTCATCTCCATTCTGATTTGTCCAACATCCATCGGCCCCTATGTCATCGGGGAACTGCTCCTTAAGCAGCTTGGTTGCTTGAGCTAAATTCTTAGCTTCTATCTCACCCATTTCTAGACCACATTCACCTTCAAAACAGAATTCATAATATTGCATTTGATCTTTCCTTTGTTTGTTTGTGTTTTGCCTTGCCCTCAATTGTATGGACATTCTGAAATCTGTCAATCTATCATTAAGTATAGCCAGTAGAAACAAAAGGATAATCAAAATGGGGCATTGGTACTAAATGGATTTTTTGTATCAGACCACTAGGAAAACCGTTACCCCTACTCAGTGGGGCTAATATTGAGTGTCAGGGCTATTTCACTGTTTGTTCTCATTTGTGTTGCCTGTTTGTTCCTATCAGCAGGACTAGAAAAGACATTAATAAGAACAGCTAAGGAACACCAAGGAACAAACCAAGGTGATAACGTAGAATGTGCAATGATATCAAAGGGTTCTAGCTTGTGGGGGCTTATGTGATCACATTTCCCATAGAAAATACCTTATGTGATCACAAAAGAGAGCCAAGCAAACCAAGGTGTGCATTTGTGATCACAAAAGGGTGTGGGGCAGTTACATTTGTGATCACAAGAGGGTGGGCATGGGGGTCGGGGGTATCCTTGTGTATGTACAATGCGTCTAAACATTTTCTCACAAAAATTTCCTAGATGTAAAAAATAAAGCACACCAAGGAATTAACCAAGGTGTGCTGCACAACCATACATAGGTGGATCTGGACTTGTCTTAAGTAAGATAACTATTAATAATATTACTTAAATAGTACTATAGGTATATACTCCCCGAAGCTACTAAAGCTATTATACCATACTTTAGCACCTCTGTCAAGACATAATAATTAAAATAATAATTTATTTGTATATTGTCACTTTAGGGGTTGACACAAGGTTAAATCTATGATATACTTATGGTTATGATTCGTTCTTATATATAATATAAAGGTGACATGAACCATGATGTTCTCCCTAAGTCAGATCAAAAGTGCTAACGGTAAGCCAAGAACCAAAAGCCTATTCTATGAGTTATCCTACGATGATCCATCTGAGTCACTATTCACATTGAAAGAACGAGACATAGAAGTCAGGGGTCAGCCAATGCTATCCCTTCAGCAACTCTACGTATCAATGGTTCCAAGTGATCCAACTGAGTATGAGTTTGCTATGACAGTATTTGGTTCATGGGACTGTTGGCAAGCCATGAACAGGTCTCCTTACCTTAAACCCCACATAGCTAAGTGGAGAGCAGAAGCTGAAGTTAAGGTTAAGTCAGAGGCAATTAAAGCTATAGCACAAGAGATGAAAGAGGGTGGACGTAGTTCCTTCTCAGCAGCCAAACTATTACTGGAAAAGGGTTGGCTAGATAAAGAAGCAGCTTCTAAAGCTAAACAGAAATTAAAAGAAAAAGAAGAGAAAGAACTAGACAGACAGGCACTCATGTTATTGTCTGAGGATGCTAACAGGTTAGGGATCAAGGTAAACTAAGTATGGCTAAGACACCATCAGTAACAACTATCGCATCAGGTTATGCCTCCACAACAACACTTAATGAAAATTTTGAATCTTTACGAAATGGGTTTAATAATGTCGTTTCATTAGATGGAAGCACACCTAATACTATGACAGCAGACTTTGACCTAAACGGCAATGATCTGCTTAATGTTAGTGGTGTATACGTAAATGGGAATAACATACTTAACCTACTAGATACAGTAACTGTCAGTACATCAGCACCATCAGGAGGAAACGATGGTGATGTCTGGTTTAAAGTCTCATCATAAGTAGGAAAAACAAAGGAACGAAACAATGGCTGCACTTTCAGACTACGCAGAAAACTTAGTACTTAATTGGCTTATGAGAGGCGAAGGTGAAACATCTCACCCGACCTCATGGCACATAGCTTTATTTACATCGGCTCCAAACGATACAGGAGGAGGAACCGAAGTTTCAGGTAATGGGTATGCTCGTCAAGCCTGTACTTGGGCTTCAGCTTCAGGAACAGGTGGTACAACATCCAATGAAGCAGTTGAAACCTTTACAGCTTCAGGTGGGTCTTTTGGAACAGTCACCCACATAGGAATCTTCGATGCAAGTTCATCAGGAAACCTTCTCTGGCATGGAGCACTTTCGTCTTCTAAGACAGTAGCTGATGGTGACAGCCTTCAGTTTGCCGTAGGAGCTATTGACTTAACTCTAGCTTAATAGAAAGAGTACCTTATGGTTAAGCTAGTCAACAGAGCCAAGATGACTACCAGTACAAGCGGTACTGGAACGATTACTCTGGGTTCTGCTTCAGATGGGTATCAGAGCTTCGCAGATGCTGGCGTGAGTAATTCTGACGTCGTAAGATTTGTCATTGAAGATGGTGATGCTTGGGAGCTAAGTTCTGGAACCTACACGGCCTCTGGGACTACTCTTACCCGCACACTTGGCGAAAGCAGTACGGGCAGCTTGTTAAACCTATCAGGCAATGCTGTTGTGTTTATCACTGCTGCTGCGGCTGATATTGGCCTCACTCTCGTCAAAGAAAACTATTCAAATGACACAGCGCCAAATGTGACTGGAAATGACAGTGTGGGTATTGGCGGTAGTGTAGTGGTCAGCGCCTCAGACAGCGTGGCGATGGGATACCTTGCCAAAGTCGAAGGGGCTATGTCGGTTGCAATTGGTGTGCAAGCCCATGTGACATCTGGGGCATCCCAAGCCATCGCAATCGGAGACAATGCGAAGGTCAACGCAGGAACATCAGGGGTAGCCTTAGGGACGAGTTTTGTCGAAGCGACTGATGCTTTTGCCGCAGTGATAGGGACAAACAGTAGCACTTATGGAGCTAAATCAGCCAATGCCATTGCGATAGGCGATCTAGCTAAAAGCACGAATAGCAATTCTCTGGCGCTTGGGAATACCGTCACAAGTTCTGGGCCAAATTCTGCGGTGCTTGGTGGCGCATCTAATACCGCATCGGGAAGTGGGGCAACAGTAATTGGTGGTGTTTCAAACACCGCTGATGGGACTAATAGCACCGCCAAGGGCTACTATGGAGATACGCATGGTATTCAAGGCAAGCACGCCACTGGAATTTACTGGAACAATCAGCAGGGTGCACACTATGTACTAGGGTACACAACTACTAGTGCAACACCTATTGCCTTAAACTCAGCCGTCTGGACACCCAATGCGACGAACCAAATCGTTCTTCCCAACAATTCAGTTTACGCTTTCCACGGCACTATCGTCGCAAGACAAAAAGCTGGCGATGGTACAGCTTGTGCTGCATGGAAGGTAGAAGGATTGATCCGCAGGGAAGGTTCAGCAGGCACAACTGTCCTAGTCAACTCAGCAACAACTGTCTTAGACAACACACCGTCTTGGGGCATGGCTTTATCCGCTGACACAACAAATGGTTGTCTCAAGATTGAGGCTACTGGCGCAGCATCAACGAACATTCGTTGGGTCGCCTCAATCCACACCTCAGAAGTTACTTATGCGTAGAGGAGCATCCAAATGGCTATTCAACATACAATAGAAGAAGGTGCTTCAAAGTACGGTATTGCTTTCAGCAACGCTTACTACCGCATCGTTACAGCTCAAATCAGCCGTCAACGTGGGTCAGACCCAAAGTTCAGCGTGATGATTGACCTAAGCGGATATGCGACAGCAACCCCCACGGATGATACCAGAGAGGTGAATTTCCTTCGCTTGAATTGTCCTTTGGATACCATCAACTCAGCATCAGGCTCTACATTCTTGGATAAATGTTATTCTTGGGCAATGACGCAAATGGACGGATCAACGGCGGTATAAACAATGGCTTTGCACATTAATCACCAGACCAATGACATCACCACTGACAGCGGTAAGGTGAAGCTAAACGGCACTGAACTCGGTGGCACAGGCGGGGCATCATCCTCTGCTGTCTGGTATGGTGATAGGGGTCTTACGGCGGGCTTTAGTACGTCAGATGATCGTATTGATCATTATGATATAACAACTGCTGGCAACGCTACAGATTTCGGGAATATGTCATCAGCAGGCAGAGGAAATGCCGGCCTTGCATCCAATGGAACTCGTGCTGTTTTTGGAGGGGTTGGATGGGTCAGCGGCTTTGGAAACCCGACAACAATTGACTATTACACTACTGCGACACCTTCCAACTCAACTGACTTTGGAGACCTCACTGTGGGTCGTAATCCCGCCGCACTATCAAATGGGACTTACGCTGTATTTGCAGGTGGCGGCGCTACAGTAAATACTATTGACTACATCACGATAGCAAGCACTGGCAATGCGACCGATTTTGGGGATACTCTAGCAAATACTTATATGATGGCTGCGCTGTCAGATGCAACCAGAGGGGTTATTGGCGGGGGCTTTTCTGGCGGTAATTTAAATGTCCTTCAGTATGTGACAGTAGACACCCCCTCTAACGCCACAGACTTCGGTGATTTGCTTGCAGTAAATCAGAAATTAGGTGCTTGCAGTGATACAACTAGAGGTTTATTCTGCGGCGGTAATAATACAAACGTGCTTCAATATATCACAATTCAAACAACTGGTAATGCAGCCGACTTTGGTAACCTTACAATCGTTAGCAAAGGCACAGCGGCTTGCAGCAACGCAACGAGAGCCGTGATCAGCCTTGGTGTAGTCGATCATGACGTTGCCTCAAATCGAATGGATTTTGTCACGATACAAACAACTGCAAATGCGGCTGACTTCGGTGATCTAACAACAACTGCGGCTGTAGGGGGTCACTTGGGGGCCACATCGGGGGCTGCATCATAATGAGCCAAGTCGTAACAAAGCCAATCTTGTTTAGCCTCCCAATTGAGGCAGGAGAAAACATTAACCAAGTTGCGGCAGCTAAGGTGGCTGAACGGCTTCCAGAAATTGATAAAGCAACTAGGGCTTTTGACAGGCAGAACAGCCAGACAACGATTAACATGATGACCCTCACAATGCTGAACGGTCACAGCCCTATGCGGATGTTGCGTCAGATCACGGCTGAAGTGGAAAAGAGAAAACTAGCCCTTTCAGAAAGCCAAGTTAAACACGCAGAATTGCGTGAAGAAATTATGGAGCTAGAGGGCAAAGATGATGCGGTATCTGAGGCCAAGCTGCGACATGCCCGTCATGCGACTGTCCAAATGGAAAACAAAATAAACGGCAGCATCAAAGACATCGCCACAATGATTGACGCTTATGACAATATCAAAGCCAATCACGGCATCGACGAGTGGGATGAAACAACATTTGAAGCAGAAGAAAAACGTCACCATGTGAGGCGTGGATTTGAGCTAATGTATCGAAACCTTATGGACGGCAGTCGTGCCTCTACAGCTACCATAGAGTATATGTGTCAATACGGCGTTCACCCGCAAGTTGGGCTGACGGAAGTGTCGGGCTACATCCAACACACAGCTAGTAGAATAGCCAACCATGATCTACCGCACTCCAATGACCTTGAGGATTTCTTAGATCAAATGGCTGACAAGTATTGTGCTAACGCAGATAAAACGGCTGAACGAATATTTGGCAAATCTGATTTCGTGAACGAGGAATATATGCTGAAATTGGAGGTCAAATGATTATTGAGTATAAGCTAGATGCGGGTGAAAGAGGCAGCGTTATTCCTTCTTGGGTGAAGGACGGTGGTATGTATCGTGACCCTGATAACTATACAATGGTTGGTTGGACACCCGATGCCCCACGTAAATTCAAAATACCTGACACAGTTTTAGTCTTAGATAAAGCTGCCTTAACTACTCGTGTTTTAAACATTCATGGTCGTTATCCTCTACAAAAAGATGACGGAGGTGACATGGTGAATATGACAAGTGATGAAGTAACTTCCCAAGTTTCAACTTATTACGACAAAATGCAAGGTTAAAAAGGCAACATTATGGCTAATGTAAAACTATCAGAACTCACAGCAGCCTCTGCAGCAGCCGCAGCTAATGAGTTCGAGATCAATGAGGCAGGGACGTCTAAAAAAGTCACAGGTACACAGATCAGTACATTTGTCAGGGGTAATATTGTTACGGCTGACCTAAGTGATACATCTGTTACAGCCGCTGAACTCAGTATTATGGATGGTGTTACTGCAACAACTGCAGAGCTAAATATTTTAGACGGTGTAACGTCTACTGCAGCAGAGTTAAATATTCTAGATGGAGTTACCTCTACTGCTGCTGAATTAAACCATCTGGATGGTGTCACAAGTAACATACAGACACAGTTTACTAATACAAATTTAGGGTCAGCTAAGGCTTGGTGTTGTTGGGATGGAACAGGCACTGCTGCTGTTCGTGACAGCCACGGAGTTAGTGGTTTTCTTGACAATGATGTCGGGGATTATACCTTTTCTTACACTAGCAATTTTGTCGATGGTGATTACCAAATCGGCGGTCATTTTGCCCATAGTTCCGCTGTAACAACTTACACCTATAATGTTCAGCCTAGAGAAAACAGTGCTGTAACAGCAAGCAGCGCTAGATTGATTACAGTTTATTCAGGCCCAACAGCATCTGGCTTACTAGATTATCCTTATGCAGCATTTAACGCACACGGAAAATTAGCATGAGGCATCTCTGGGATAGATTAACAGAAGCTAAGAGCCGCCTTAAGCCAGTGCAGAGCAAATATCGGGTGGCGTTTGAAGACCCTGCTGATCCAGAAGCCCCTGCCAAAGTGTTATGCCCTGATCCGAATTGGTTAGCCTGTGCATTAGAGGGTAACATCCTACCACCTATCGACACCTATCAGCGTGACAGACTTGTGCCAGACGGACAGCCAAAGGAACACCCATACGCAGAACCCATTGACCCTATGTCAGAAGAAGAAGCCATTGAATATCTTATTATGAAAGACATCTGTCCCTCTGTATGGCGAGACTACAAAGGAAACAGAACAATTATGAAGATTGTACCTGTCGAATTAATTCCAAGTAATAGGTCATTTAGAAGTGCTTGGAAGATCAATCAAGAAGTTGACGAGAGGATTGCAGCATGACTACAACTTATATTAACATCAACGGAGATGTTCGTGATGCAGCATCTCTTACTGTCCCATCAGATCGTACCTTCCGTGGGGCTTGGCAGTTTACAGGCAGTGCCATTACAGTAGATATGACAGCAGCTAAAAACATCCATAAGGACAAACTACGGGCTGAACGCAAGCCACGCTTAGAGGCATTAGATGTGTCTTACATGAAGGCTCTTGAGTCTGGTTCAGGTGCAGATGCTATTGCTACACAGAAGGCAACCTTACGTGACATCACGATTGACAGTCGTATCGCAGGAGCAAGCACACCTGATGAACTTAAAGCACTGAATTTGGCTACCCTACTAGGAGAATAGTAGACTCCTATGTTAGGCTTTTCACCCTTATCTTCTGGCCCACTAGGGTCAACAGGTGCAGCTAGTTCTTCTGTCGATGGGTATCGGATTACAGAAGCATCAGATAGCCGTATCCTTGAGAATGGTGATACAAGGGTAACTGAAAATTTTACAGGAGTTGCACTACACAACGCTACATCTGCTTTAACAGCTACAGGAACTTTAGCTGCTGTAGGTATAAGAGTACAGCCTTCTGTAAGTGTTTTAAGTTCTACAGGAACTTTAGCTGCTATAGGATTAAAGTCTCAACAGGCTTTAAGTTCTTTAAGTTCTACAGGAACTTTAGCTGCTGTAGGATTAAAGACTCAACAAGCAGAAAGTACTTTAAGTTCTACAGGAACTTTAGCTGCTTCAGCAGAAACTACAGCAAGTCATGTAGGTGTTTCTTCTCTAAGTGCATCTTCTGGTTTAACTTCTGAAGGAACACTTACTCAACAAGCAATATCTGCTTTAGCAAGTTCTTCAAGCCTTTCTTCTCAGGCTACACTTACACAACCTTTAGCTTTAAGTTTAACTAGCACAGGCTCTTTTTCAGCCGAAGCTACTAAAATACAACAAGGACTAAGTGCCTTAAGTTCTACAGGAAATGTAGTTTCTTTAGGTAGCCTTATAAAAGAAGCTGCCAGTTCTTTGTCGGCAGCAGGTTCTTTAGAGGCTCAAGGTACAGTACTTGGTAATTTAATTCCTGCCGAATCCTCTTTAACTGGAAGTGCTACAGTATCCGCAACAGGGTCAAAGGTTGTTTACGCTGAGTTTGGTGGTACAGATACACAAATTACAAGAATAACTGAGGACGGTAATACAAGAGTTACCGAAGACAGTAATGTTAGAATTACCCTTGAACTTACTAGTTCAGGTGTAACTTCTATAACATCTCAACCAACCTTTATTCTATTCTCATCGACAGCTTATATTAAAGAACAGGGTGTATGGAAAGTATTTGATCCTTATGCTAAATACGAAGGTTCTTGGGTAGAACCTGAAAAGGTCTACTACAAGGAAGGCACATCATGGCGAAGAGTACACTAAGTGAAGGCAGTTGGACTATGACTAAATCAATACCTATTAGTTTTATCTTAGCTATCATTGGTCAAACAATAGCCTTAGTCTGGTATGTTTCTAGTCTAGATAATTCTATAGAAAATAATAAAAAAGATTTAATTAAACATGAAACAAGAATAGAAGCCTTAGAAGCCGTTGTTCAAAGTCAAGCTGTCACACTTGGTCGTATGGATGAAAACATTAAAGCTATAAGACACTCAGTGGAAAAGATGGCAAACAGGGATACGGAGCAATAAATTAAGTGGCTATCAGAGAACAAATAAAAACTGCTGCTGAAAACAGTTTAGTTACTTTTATTAATCTGGTAGCTCCTGAACAAGTACTTGGGCAATGTCACGAAGATGTCTGTGAGTGGTGGACAAGACAAGATGCTAAACCCTTCCAACTTCTTTTGTTTCCAAGGGATCACGGTAAGTCAAGACTAGTAGCTTACAGGGTAGCTTGGGAACTAACTAAAGACCCAACACTTAGAATACTTTATATATCAGCTACAGCCAACCTAGCTGAAAAACAATTAGGGTTTATTAAAAATATACTAACCTCTAAGATATATCGTATGTACTGGCCTGACCATGTACACGAAGAGGAAGGTAAAAGAAAAAAGTGGACAGGATCAGAGATAATGCTTGATCATCCACTTAGGGAGAAAGAAAATGTTCGTGACCCTTCGATCTTTACTGGTGGGCTTACTACTTCGCTTACAGGCTTACATTGTGACATCGCTGTCTTGGATGATGTCGTGGTGTATGAAAATGCTTACACAGGTGAAGGACGCAATAAAGTTAAAAGTCAATACTCTCTTCTCTCGTCTATTGAAGGTGCTGAAGCCAAAGAGTGGGTCGTAGGTACAAGGTATCACCCATCTGATTTGTACCAAGAGCTTCAACAAATGGTTGAAGAAGTCTTTGATAAAGACGGTAATCAAATAGGTGAAGAAAGTATTTACGAAACCTTTGAGCAACCAGTAGAAGACAGAGGTGATGGAACAGGGGAGTTCCTTTGGCCTCGACAGCAACGTAAAGATGGAAAATGGTTTGGGTTCGATATTTCAATTCTTGCTAAAAAACGAGGCAAGTACTTGGATAAAGGTCAGTACCGAGCACAGTATTACAACGATCCATCTGACCCTGACAATGTTCCTGTAGGTAAAGAAAAGTTTCAGTACTTCGATAGGAAACACCTACGTCAGGAGAATGGTTACTGGTACTTTAGGGATGAGAAACTAAACGTATATGCAGCAGTTGACTTCGCATTTAGTTTGTCTAAGAGAGCCGACTACACAGCTATTGTTGTCGTAGGAATAGATGCTGACAATAATATATATGTCTTAGATATTGACAGGTTTAGGACGGACAGGATTACTGAATACTTTGAGCACATACTTCATCTATCGACTAAGTGGTCATTCCGTAAACTAAGGGCTGAAACAACGGTAGCTCAGGTAGCTATTGTTAAACAACTAAAAGAACTAATCAAACAACATGGCTTATCTATTAGTATAGATGAGTACAGACCTAACAAAAACCAAGGTAATAAGCAAGAACGTATATCCTCTATCTTAGAACCTCGTTACGATAACATGGCTATATGGCACTACAGAGGCGGCAATACTCAAGTACTTGAAGAAGAACTATCTTCTCGTAACCCACCACACGACGATGTGATTGATGCCTTAGCATCTGTGGTGGACATGGCAGTAAAACCCTCTCGCACTGTACGTAGAAACACAGATAACATAGTACAGTTTAATCAAAGATTTGGTGGAGTTTCCTTCTAATGTCTGGAACAACGATTGACCTTGACACACTTATCGAACCTCACGCAATAGCCTCAGATATTGCTGATCGTTGGACTACGTGGAATAACTCTCGTCAACAAAAAATTGAAGAGTGGAAAGAACTACGTAACTATCTATATGCTACTGACACTCGTACTACTTCCAATAATAAACTACCTTGGACTAATAGTACAACCACACCTAAGCTAACACAAATTTCTGATAACCTTCATGCTAATTATTTCTCAGCTTTGTTTCCTCAGAAACGTTGGTTTAGGTTTGAAGCTAATGATCAAGAGTCAGACATCAAAAACAAACGTGATGTTATTCAGGCTTACATGGAAAACAAAGTTCGTCAGTCAGACTTTGAGAATACAACTAGCCGACTAATTAATGACTACATCCAGTATGGTAATTGTTTTGCTACTGTTGATTTTGTCAGAGATTATACTGAGTACGAAGACGGTGAACGTGCAGTAAACTATGTTGGCCCTAAGCTAGTACGTATATCTCCATTTGATATTTGTTTTAATCCCTTAGCTCCATCCTTTGCTGACTCACCTAAGATTATTAGGTCAGTTCTTACTAAGGGTGAGATTAAACGTAAGATAGATGAGACTGTTGACAATGAGTATATGAAGGGCATCTTTGACCGTATGATGTCTAATCGTGTGTCTTACTCAGGATCAAACATAGATGTACATAAGGCTCATGGTTTCTTAGCTGATGGCTTCTCAGATATTAAACAGTACTATGAATCAGACTATGTTGAAATCCTTACGTTCTACGGTGACATCTATGATGGTGACACAGGTGACTTCCACAAGAACCGTGTGGTAACAGTAGTTGACAGAGCATATGTTTTGTCTAATGAACAGAACCCTAGTTGGTTAGGTAAGGCTCCTGTCTTCCACGCAGGTTGGAGAGAACGTCCTGACAACCTATATGCAATGGGGCCACTAGATAACTTGGTTGGTATGCAGTACCGTATTGACCACCTAGAAAACCTTAAGGCTGATGTCTTCGATCAGATTGCATACCCAATTCTTAAAATACGTGGTGATGTAGAGGACTTCGACTTTGAACCTGCAGCACGTATTTACATGGGTGAAGAGGGTGACGTAGGCTACCTAGCTCCTGATGCAACAGCACTTAACGCTGACTTCCAGATTCAGAACCTTGAGGGTAAGATGGAAATGTTAGCAGGTGCTCCAAGGGAAGCTATGGGTATCCGTAGTGCAGGTGAGAAGACAGCCTTTGAGGTTGGTCAGCTTATGACAGCCGCAGGTCGTATCTTTCAACATAAGACAGCACACTTTGAAAGAGTATTCCTTGAGCCAATCCTTAACTCAATGCTTGAGGCTGCACGTAGGAACATGGACTATGCTGACACAGTACGTGTACTGAATGAGGATAGTGGTCTATTCTTCTTTGAGGAAATTACCAAGGAAGACATTAAGGCTAACGGTAAAATTATTCCTATGGGTGCTAGACACTTTGCTGAAAGAGCACAAAGAGTACAAAACATTACTCAGTTGTATCAGCTTAAACTGTCTGATCCATCTATTGCGACACATATGTCAGGCAAAGAGTTTGCTCGTATACTTGCTGATGAACTTGGTGAGCCAACCCTGTTCTCAGAAAATGTAGCTGTAACTGAACAAATGCAAACACAGAGGATTGCAATGGAAGCTCAGGTACAGTTTGAAGAAGAACAAGAAATCGCAGCAGAAAAAGGATTGTAAGATGCCATACAAAAAAGGTAAAGTCCAAGAATACAAAAATAAAACTAAAAAACCAATGGACAAGAAAAAGAAACCTGTTAAAAAGAAAGCTAAGTAGATGGCTACTAAAAAGAAAAAGACTTACTCAGGAAGAAGTGGTAGGACACAATATGATCAAAAGATAACATATGGCCCTTCATTTAGTGCTAGTCTTTTGGGAAGTCAAAAAGTAAGAAGTGGCGCTAAGTCTTCAAAAGAATATTTGGTTCCTAGAAAAACAGGGCCAAAAACTCATAACGCAATGTCAACGAGCTATTGGGATTCTTTTCCGTCTTACTTTGATGTTAATATCAAAAAAGGCAAGAAAAAGAAAAAATAATGAAAGCCGTTTGGTTTAACAGATGTAAATCTAAAGAGGATAAGTTTGGTGTACGCCAAGCAGTCTTGTCAAACCGTGACAGTCTAGACCGCCTCAAAGAAATTCTTGAGCCTATGCTTAAGGAGACACCACCTACAGCAGACTACGATAGCCCCTCATGGGCATTTAAACAAGCTGATAGGATTGGTTACAACAGAGCACTGACCCAAGTGCTAGACATTATCAACCTAGATAAGGAATAAAATTATGGTATTTACTGATGAGTCTCCAACCAAAGAGACAGATCAGACTGAGCAGACGCAAGAAGATACTCAAACCCAAGAGTCTTATTTGCAGAAACTCGTTCAGGCAAAGGGAGAGAACTGGAGTAATCCTGAAGTACTAGCCAAAGGCAAACTAGAAGCTGATGGTTATATTTCAAATCTTGAAAGTCAACTCACAGAATTGCGAGAAGAACTTAATAAACAAGACTACTCTAAAACTTTACTCGACCAACTTCAAGAACAGGCCGCTGACCCTACTACAGCAAAACTTGGAGAGCCTTCTAATAATAGTAGCACTAATTCACAGAACACCACTGCTAGTCTTAGTGAGGATGACCTTAAGAGCCTTGTTGAAAAGACACTTACAGAACGAGAAAAAGGTACGGCTCTAGCTAATAACCTTTCTCTTGTCGATCAAGAGCTAGAAAAAAGTTTTGGTACTGAGGCAAAAACCAAGGTAGCAAACAAAGCTAAAGAGCTAGGTATGTCAATGGAACGTATGCGTGAAATTGCTGCTGAATCTCCACAGGCTTTCTTTTCTCTTATCGGTGAACCAGAAAAAACCTTTAGCCCTATGGTGCAAGGTTCGGTTCGTACTGAAGGTGTTAATATGCAAAACTCTACGGAACGTGACTTTAGTTACTATCAAAAACTCCGTAGAGAAAATCGTAACTTGTACTATTCTGCCAAGACGCAACAACAAATGTTTCAAGACAAAGATCGTCTTGGTGAAAAGTTTGGTGCATAATAAAGGAACTTAGACTATGGCTATGACCACATCTAATACTTCGTTCCTGCAACGTGCTCAGGTCTACTCATCAGAATTGAAAGAAATTCTACGTGATGAGATGATGGCACAACGGTATGTGCGTATGCTTGATGGTTTTCCTGACGGAAACACTTTCAACATTCCATCTATCGGGCAGGCTCAGGTAGACGACTATACAGAAGACAGTGCTGTTACTTACCGTCCACTCGACACAGGTAACTTCACATTCTCAGTTGACAAATACTTGTCATCTGCTACCTACATGACCAAGAAGGCTGAACAAGACACGTTCTATTCTAATGAACTAATGTCTCGTTTTGTTCCTGAACAAGAACGGTCAATCATGGAGCACTTTGAGACAACTACTCTTGCGGCTGCTGACACAGGCAACGCAAACAGTAACCGTTCTCTTAACGGTGTCAACATGCGTATCGCAGGTGGTGCATCAGGTGTAATCGAACTCGCAGACTTTGCGTATGCTCGTTATGCTCTGAAAAAACAGCACGTACCTGACAGCAATTTGGTAGCTATCGTTGATCCATCAGTAGAGTTTCAATTGAACTCTCTGTCAAACCTTGTAAACGTGTCAAACAACCCACGTTTTGAAGGTGTAGTTCGTGACGGTATCGCAACTGGTATGCGTTTCGTAGCAAACGTATATGGTTTCGACGTATATTGTTCAAACTTCTTGCCTGACTCCAATTCTACAGACACGATCCTAGAACGTAACGGAAGCACAGACACAGATGTAGGTTCTGCATCTAAAGTCAACTTGTTCTTCTCAGCGGATCAGTCTGTAAACCCATTCGTGGGTGCATGGCGTCAGATGCCAGAGGTTGATTACGATTACAACAAAGACAACCAACGGCATGAGTTTGTAACTACTGCTCGTTACGGTGTTAAGTTGTACCGTCCTGAGAACATGGTTCAAATTGTCGCTAAGACAACCATCTCATAAAGGGGGTATAATTTATGTCTTATGTAAACGCAGACGGTTTGGAAATCCTTACTTCAGGTGAGGCAGGAACAGCCGCAAAAAAAGGTACAGTCCTCTCTGGACACAAGAAAGCTCTTGTATTGAACTTGACAGGAACAGAGTTACCCTCTGGTGCTGCAACACCTCAAGACCATGATGCTTTCATCCCTGCAAACTCTTACATCACATCAGCAACTGTAATTATTTCAACAGCTTTCACTTCAGGTGGTTCAGCTACGTTGACAGTTGGTGCTTATCAGCAAGATGGTTCTACCATTGATGCTGATGGTGTTGATGCGGCTGTTGCTTTGTCGGCTCTTAACGCCACAACAAAAGCAGTAGCTTGTGATGGTGCTCTCGTTGGAGCAGCTTTGTCTGTAGGTGATAACGATTGTTACATCGAAGCCTACTACGGCACTGCGGCCTTTACCGCAGGTGAAGCTAAGTTGGTTATTGAGTACATCGAACCTTAAACTATTAGGATGTCCTTAGTTTTCTAGGGGCATCCTTAACTTTTCTCTTGACAACTCTGCTAAAATAGTATATAATGTCTTTACTGAGGCAGGGGCTAAAGGATAAACAATGGCTAACGTACAACACAGTGCTCTTACTGGTAGTGATCTTCACGAACCTAAAGGTGTAGCTTCAGCTACGGCAGGT